TATTTTTAATAGAAAAACCAGGAGGTAGTTTTGTATTTTTAATAGAAAAACCAGGAGGTAGTTTTGTATTTTTAATAAAGTAACCCGGTGGTGCTTTAATACTTTTTTCTGATAATATAGTTGTTGGTTCTAATCCCATTTTTTTTGAAAAACCACGTAGTGCTGAAATACTTACAGATTCACCCCCATATAATTTTTTTTCTTTTTTTTTAGTTTTACTTGATATGCTTTTAATATTATATTTCATATTTGATTAAATTAAAAGTATTTTGTATTTTAATATAATTAAATATATTAATTTATTTTTTATTATTTTTTTATTTTATTCATCTAGAAGAATTTAGTAATTAATATAAAATTAAATAAATATAATTAAAAATTTATAAAAAAAAAGTAAGTAATTAAAAGTAATTAATTAAAAGTAAGTAATTAATAATAATTAAAGTTGGTATTTTTTGTATTTAGTTAGGATACCTGTTTCAAGGTCTGGTTCGCTACCTAATTTACATTGACTAATATAATATCCTTTTTCTTGGCATAATTCTAGAAATACTTTTACTACAACAGCCATTTCTTCAATAAAGTATGTTCGTTCATTCATAGATTTGGCAACTTTATTAAAATGTTCTGGTAATTTTATTTTACATTCTATTACATTTGATAATCCTTGTCTAGCACTACCTTCTTTAAGATATTTTATTTTACTAGACATTTCCATTAATTCTTGACCAAATTGATTATTAATTTGATCTTTACCAGTTTGCGTTGATTTTTCCCAACAAGTACGTTTCAATTGCATCTTTATATAATTCGGATTAACTAGATAAAACATTTCTAGAATAAATGGATTTGTTTTAGTTTCATTCTCAGGTTTGAATATTAATTTTTTAAATTTCTGTAAATTCTGCGTTTCATCGTTGTTGTTGGAATTATCATTAATTTTAATTGGAAAAATTAAATCTTTGATAGAATTTTTTATTTCACTCATATCATTATTATTTTTAATTTTATTACTATTATCAGTTTGCATTTTAGACATCATTATGTATTTAAAATAATTATAAGTTTTGTTTATTATTAATATAAATTTTTGCTTATTGTTAATATAAATTTTTTTTTATTATTAATGTAATTTTTTGTTTATTATTATTTTTAAGTAAAATTATTTTTAAATTTAAACATTTAATATGAATTATAAAAATTAAAAAAGGAATATTTAAATATAGTAACTAAGAATTAGTTGGAGTAGGCAAGACCACCCATATACTTGCTATGGGTTGATTGGATACGATAACTAAGAATTAGTTGGAGTAGGCAAGACCACCCATACCACTCATGATACGAAGGACGTTGTAATTAACAGCATATACCATTGTGGCAGTAGCATTAGTGGTTTGTACAAATTGAGCATTATCAATTCTAGAAAAGTTGCATGTACCAGATGGTTGATGTTCTTCTGGATTGAGAGCAAAAGAATAAACACCAATACCATCGTTTAATCTACCTTGTGCATTATCAGTGGCGGCAGCTGCACCTAATCCACCAGAACCAGTATGATGTTCCCATACTTGAGTTCTTGAGAAATATCTCCAATCACGTGCAGTAAAACGATCATGGCCGTTGAGTTTAAGTTGATAAGTTGCAGCTAATGAACCAATTGCAGCTAATGTACCATCTGTAGCATCTGGTGTAACACACCATATTAATTCTTTAACAGGGTGGTTAAAATTAAGTTCAGATGATCCAGCAGGAGTAACTGTTTGTTCTTGAACTTGTTCAATAAGGTATTCATGTGAAACCTGAGCAAATCTACGTCTTTCATCAGTATCAAGATAAATGTAATTCGCCCATAATCTATTGCCATTGAGTTGGTTATCTTCGTATCCATTACCAAAAGCATGATCAAGAATAACTTTAACTTCATGGTATTGAAGGGCAATAAGTGGTAAAGCAAGACCTGGATTGCGACAAAACCAAAAATAGAGTGGAACAAATGTTTTCATGTCTGCATTACCTGCACCATCGGTAATTGAACCACCCATACCTGCCATATTTTGAAATAAAGTACCTTGGTTAGTATCATTATCAGTTTGACCAACGTGTCCTGAAGGATTAGGTTCAGTTAAGTGAGCCCAAACATTCATATACTGACCAGTTTGTTTATCAATACGTTGGCCACCAATTTCAAGTTCAACGCTATTAATACATTGAGCATTAATATTAGCTTGAGTAGTTGAGCATTGACCATCTAATTCTAAATACATTCTATGAACTAAATCCCCATTTCTGGCAATTGTGGCAGTGCATCTACCTGCAGTAGTACCTGTTGATGTACCATTCCATGTTTGCTCAATGGCTTCCATAGCGAAGTTTGTGTGTCTGCGGTAGACAACTTTAAAAAAGGTAATTTGAGGATTACCAGTAAGATAAATATCTTGTGCGCCATAGGCGACTAATTGCATAAGACCTCCACCCATTGTGAGAGAATAAGATTAATAAAATAAGATTAAAATTAAAAAATATATATATGTTACTAATTAAAGATATTTATTTTTTTATTAACATTTAATTTATTTTATATTTTTTTATTGTTTTTACACTTTAATTAGTATATTTTTTCATACATTATTGTTTATAGTTTTTTTATTTATTTTTTTCGATACCATTTTAATCATTAAAAAAATGTACTAATTATTATTAAATAATTATTTTATATTTACTTTTGTTTATTTTTAGACATAATTATTTTGGTTTAATTAAAAAGATTTTTGTTTAAGATTGAATATACAATATTTATTTTAAAAAATGTAAAAAATAATTAATATATTTGTTATGATTTGATTGAATATAATAACTAAAAATGTTCAATTTTAGTTAGAGTAGGCAAGACCACCCATAAACTAGTTATGGGTAAATAGATTGTTACAACTAAGAATTAGTTGGAATAAGCTAAGCCACCCATACCACTCATGATACGAAGGACATTGTAGTTAACTGCATAAACCATATTAGCAGTAGCATCAGTAGTTTGTACAAATTGAGCATTATCAATTCTAGAAAAGTTGCATGTACCAGATGGTTGATGCTCTTCTGGGTTGAGAGCAAAAGAATAGACACCGATACCATCGTTAAATGCACCTTCAGCATTATTAGCTGCAGCTAATCCACCAGGGCCAGTATGATGTTCCCAAACTTGAGTTCTTGAGAAATATCTCCAATTACGTGCAGTAAAGCGATCATGACCATTAAGTTTAAGTTGATAAGTTGCAGCTAATGAACCAATTGCAGCTAATGTACCATCTGTAGCATCTGGTGTAACACACCATATTAATTCTTTAACAGGGTGGTTAAAATTAAGTTCAGATGATCCAGCAGGAGTAACTGTTTGTTCTTGAACTTGTTCAATAAGGTATTCATGTGAAACCTGAGCAAATCTACGTCTTTCATCAGTATCAAGATAAATGTAATTCGCCCATAATCTATTGCCATTGAGTTGGTTATCTTCGTATCCATTACCAAAAGCATGATCAAGAATAACTTTAACTTCATGGTATTGAAGGGCAATAAGTGGTAAAGCAAGACCTGGATTGCGACAAAACCAAAAATAGAGTGGAACAAATGTTTTCATGTCTGCATTACCTGCACCATCGGTAATTGAACCACCCATACCTGCCATATTTTGAAATAAAGTACCTTGGTTAGTATCATTATCAGTTTGACCAACGTGTCCTGAAGGATTAGGTTCAGTTAAGTGAGCCCAAACATTCATATACTGACCAGTTTGTTTATCAATACGTTGGCCACCAATTTCAAGTTCAACGCTATTAATACATTGAGCATTAATATTAGCTTGAGTAGTTGAGCATTGACCATCTAATTCTAAATACATTCTATGAACTAAATCCCCATTTCTGGCAATTGTGGCAGTGCATCTACCTGCAGTAGTACCTGTTGATGTACCATTCCATGTTTGCTCAATGGCTTCCATAGCGAAGTTTGTGTGTCTGCGGTAGACAACTTTAAAAAAGGTAATTTGAGGATTACCAGTAAGATAAATATCTTGTGCGCCATAGGCGACTAATTGCATAAGACCTCCACCCATTGTGAGAGAATAAGATTAATA